AGTCCGTGCATGATAGTTGAGAATTAGATTAGTAATTAGCTGTTGTTCTGACCTTCTGGTGAGACAACGAAGTAAAGTACATCATCCTGTGCCCGACCATCAATTATGACTACACAGTTGTTTGCGCTGTCTGACGCACCGGCATCAATGCTCCACGTAGTGCTCGTAAGGTCGAATACAGTACGTACACCCCTAATGGCATTGATCTCTGCCTGTGTGTTTGCCGCGCCAGCCACCTTTGGCTTGCCTTCGTAAACGACACCGGGGAATGGGTGCCAAACTTGGACGGTTCCTGCAACTGATGCAGTCTCACTAGATGCGCCCTTTGCGATACCGGAGAAACGTTGCGAAGTGGTACCATCGCCATCAGCCATGATAGCAACACCACCGGTTGTACCGGTTTCTTTTGACGGACGACCTTGCGCGATAGACGCGGCCGTACCGGAAGCAACGACGCGAGTTACCGCGAATCCGTCGCTCAGATTCTTTAGTTTAAAGCTCATAGTAGGGAAATACAATTTAGTAATTCCCTCCACTTCCTATCGCTGTGCCCTGTTACGAGCGGCGATGATATCCTCTTTTGTAAGATTGAAAGGTGCACGCATGAACTGTGTCTCTTGTGCGGTTGGTTCAAACACTTCTTGTGCAGGACGCATAGGTGCACCCGGCGCAGATACAAAGCTGTTCGGGCGTGTGCCACGACTGGCTTCTTCTGCAATGAGTGCGTTGCGCTTTGCGTTCACTATCGCGCGAGCATTTGCGAGGTCTGTATCAGCGTTTCCACTTGGTCGGATTGTATTTTCTAGATAATGAATGGTTAGCTTGCGCTCTACATCATCAGTGATACTCTCGGCCATGTCTACCGCGCGACGGTTCTCTCGATCGTGCTCAATGCGGTCAAGGTCTGCAAAGGTAACGGCCTTGGTCTTGTCTACCTCTACGGTAGCGTCAACACCGGCTTCACCCTCAAGCTCGGCAAGCTGTTGCTGTACACGATTAAGTGTAAACTCCAACTTCTCGCGCTTAGTCCTGCCACTTTTGTGCTGTTCAACCCTATCAAGCTCTGCTTGTAGAGGATTCGGTTGTGAAGGTTCTGATGCTGGGATTGCCCCTGCATCCGGTGCTACGGCAGGTGTAGCGATAATGTCTGCCTTATTCTCTGGTTCCATATCGTTATTGTTAGGCCAACGGTGCCTTAATAATCTCTCTAAAGGGAGAGGTCCTCACCAGCGAGCAATCGGTACAACTTGTCTTCCTCTTGCCCGTACCAAATCGCCGCTTTTGCAAACAGCATTTGCTCCGGTGTTTCTGCTTTGTGAATACCGTGCGTTACCGCAATGTACTCAACCTGCTTTCGCACAACACTCCGTGCGGTAGAGTGTAGCATCGCCCTTGCACTTTCACTGAGTATCCGAGCGAACTCAAGTTCCATCGGTTGCCCACTGATTGCAAGTTTTCCGCTACTGTCTACTGTAAGTATATCGCCTGATTGCACCACTGCAAGTTTGTCAAGTACGGCGTTAGTCAGCACGATACGGTCGCGTATCGAAATACGTGACCGTGATAGTAACCATGCGACAAATTGTACTAGTTTACTTATCATTTTTCGGTGCCTTCGGTGCTCTAGTTTTCGGTGCCTTCGGTGCATCTTCTTCCTCAGTCTCAACAACCTCATCAAGTTCAAGTACCTGCCCCAAGTACTTCACGTACTGTGCTTTGATTGCTTCCTCGATATCATCAATGCTTGCTCCTGCCTTGATCCGGTCGTTGACTGCCGCGATTGCACGAGCGAGCTTCATTTGATTCGCCGCCCATTTGTATTCGTATGCCATGGTTACTATTTTAGTTATTAACACTTCTTACCTCCTTTTTTCGTTGCCCCCTTCTTTGCTACTTTCTTTGTTGTTGCTGGCTTCTTCATAGTTGTGGTTGATTAGTTGGTAATGTTGGTAATGGTTGTGTCGGTTGCCCCGGCATCATGCCCTGTGGTTGTGGGTTCTTATTCTTGTACCTGTCCGGGTCGCCTTCTGCAAACTCCTCGATAACGAAGTCCTCGACCACGGCCTCTTGGTCTACAAATTGTACCACACGAGGGTCGGTGAGCATCTGAAACGCCATTGCCTTCTTCTGTTTATCGTTCCCAGTAGAGCGATCAGTAATCTGGTCGGGGTCTACAGTCAACGAGTAGCGCGTGCGAGCAAGTAAGTACGGGTTTACTTTCCATGTGCGCTGGTCGCTCTTGTATCCACCATTCTCCTCGTACATGTTCCACTCCATCTCCTTTATCTCGTCTTCAGTAAACTCACGCCCCATAAACTCATCGGTAAACACAATCTTGTTTGTGACGTTCTTGCCCTTCTCGGTACCACGAGCAAGTACCTCTTTGTACTTCATGCGGATTGCTTCGGGTACGGTGGCATCAATCTCACCTACGGTAGTGTGCTGGATGATGCAATCAATTGATAGCTCACCAATTTGCTTGATAAGATTCGCAATGAACACACCAAACACACCCAAGAATACGCGGGCATTAGCCTCTGCCTTACTCGTAGCGTATGCAGTCACACCCTTCTCAACACTGCCCTGCATGATTCTGTCTTGTGTACTGTCGGATAGATCATCCTTCTGCATACTTATCGTGTTGTAGAGCGCGGCGAGGTTCGGTCCCATGCTATATGGTGTAACCGACGCACCTTGTGGCAGTGTTACGGTAGCACCCGGAACCATCACCGCACCGTCCATCTTACCTACACCGGTGAGGAAATGTACCTTGATAACGTCCAAGTACGTCGCATCATGCACGAGCTGTTGCATGGTGTTCAAAAACTTATCATCCCAGTACTCTTTGAACGCACCGGACTTGCCCCACACAAAGCGTCCTGTTGGGTCGATAGGCTCGAAGTACGCCATGGCAAACGGAAGCATCGGTACCAGCATCCACTCGCTTTCAATGAGTGACATCCGGCGATGCGTGAACATGTTGGTGTTCATAGGATCGTGATAGTCGCCCATGAGCACACCACCTACCCACTTCACCTCCAAATCATCAAACGGGAAGTAAAACGTCAGCTCTTGTACCTGTGTGGCGTCTCCCTCATCCCAGTCAACATCAAAGAGTTGTCCATCCGGCGCGAGCATAACGTGTGTTTTCCCTGCGGTAACAAAGTCAAATGCATCCTGTTCGTTGTGTGTGTACTTCCCTGCGTTCTCTGCACGTGACTGGTCGTATGAAATCTTACGCTGTCGTATCACGCAACGCTGTAGAGGTAGTGGTGTGTGGTAGTCGGTCAATAGAAGCTCGTCGATAGGTAGATTGTGCAGGTGGAGACCGGTGAGAATATCATCAACCGCTTTCGTAACCTTGATACTCCCGTCCATGAGTCGTTGCTTTACTGTACGAAATGCCTCGACGTACTCCACCATGATGAACACAGCGGGATTGACGAGTGCAGACAGTACGATAAACAAGAAATCAACCTCATACCCTGCCTTCTTTAAATGGTTCTCAATGAGGATACGCATCACCTTCGCCGTCATTTTGTCCTCCTCGTTGCGTTCATTGGTTGCGTTCACGTATGGGTACAACATAGCCGCCAACATGTGCGCGAGTATGCTTATGAGCTTGTTGCGTGCGGTATTCTTCCTACCCTGCCACCTCCACCTCTTGTGCTCGGGTTGCCACTTCACACCTACGAATGCACCAAACGTCTCTTGGTCGAGACGCGTGCGATTGAGTAGGGTTTGTCCGTCGAACTCATCCCATGGCCTATTGAGTAATGTGTATGCACGATCGTACTCTTTCTGACACAGTGCAAATAGTTTCTGCACCTCCTGCGGTGGGTTGTACGAAGACTGAGTAAGTTTCTGTCCGGTGATAGGAGCACCCTTATCATCTAGTATCAAGTTGTAAATCATATATATATTATGCTACCTCACATCGAATAGTCAATAATGCTCACATGCCCGTCCGATGATGACGGCCCGCCGGTCATCTGGTCTTCAACGAGTGCGAAGTATCGAAACTCATCAGCACCATGCGATGTCCAATCATGCAGTGGTGAGTCCTTGAACATGTGCTTATTCTCATCATACTCTTTGGTGTACTGTGGTATGAGCTTCAACCATTCTTTGCACTTCTCCTTATCCACCCACAACTTACTCCAAACAGCACGAGCGCGGTCGATACCGTCCTGAACACTGAGCGATGGTACTACCTCAAACTTGATACCAAGCTCCTCTGCGGTCTGTAGGCGTGTCTTCCCGGTACCAAGCTCGCGCACCCTTATGTCATGTGGCGCAAAGTGTTTGCCATACACATACGGCTTCTCCTTGACCTTCTTTATAAACTCCGGCAACCCAAGTCCTGTATGCTCTTCATAGTCTATCATGCGTCGCTCATGTCCTACCGCTTGATAAAATCCTACCGACATAGCATCACTGATACCCAAGTCCCATACCGTGTGCACTGGCACGAGTGGATCGTACGGCACGTTTGTGAATCGGTTGTTACGCTCTGCCTCGGCATACTGTGAAGCGTAGTACGCACCAAGGATAGACGCAGTATACGAGCAGTAGTACTCCTGTTGGAAAAGTGAATCGTCCCCGTGTTTCGCTATAATCTCTTTACGTTCCTGCTCAAGAACCTCTTGCGATATTGCGTGCGTGTCATCCACTGTAATCACCGACACAAACCACTTCGGGTCATTCTCTGCCATCATGTGCAGGTCATATGCGTGGTTCTTACCTCGTGGCGTCCAGTTGAATATCGCAAAGCCTCCGTTCTCTGCAAGGATAGGACGTATAAAGTCCCAGCCCTTTGGATTCTGCAATGAGTACTCGCTCCACACTGTGCCTATTGGGTTTGTACCCACAATACTGTCGATGTTATCAGCACCGACCACTTGAAACAGTGAGCCGTTCCTGTACCGTAGCTTCATCTCAGTATCATTTGGCTTGCCGTCACGCAGTTCTGCCGGGAAGTGTTCAATGAACCTGAACCCTTCCTTGTCCGATCCTTCCCATAGAATCTTCTTACCCTGTGTATAAGTAGGGAAGAAATAGTAGTACGCACCCACACGTTCCATCATCTTCTTTGCGATGATGTTCACGTCTACCTTTTCCTTGCCACCACGTCGATGCCAGACCTGAATAGCACGAAGGTACCCGGAGTCCATTGCTCTGAGTAGGGGGAGCTGGTATTGGCGTGGCTCGAAGTGATACGGAAGCGTGATTTCAGTTGCTTCACTCATACTTTACAACCTTTACAACTACAGGGTTGTCTTTGTCTCCGGCGATAGGTTGAACAGGTTTACCATGTATTCTATCGCGTACATCTTTCCAAAAAGCAAAATCACCTTTCATGGCTTTTTCAAGCCCTACCTGCTCAATCATTGTCTCAATCTCCTCCAATGTTTTACCTTCTACACGAGCGATATTCAAAAGTGCCTCACGATAAATAGTGGCGTAGTTGCGCTGTCCTAAAGGTCTACCGGGGCCTGCATCTGTTTTTAGGTTTTTATTCTGTGGTCGCTCTTTCGGTTTTTCTACGGTTTTATCCATAATTGTCCCAACTAAACAGTGTTACTCTCCGGCACTCACCTCCTCAACATACCTCGGCTTCGGTCGCTCATTCGCAATAGCACCATGCGCCGTTGCAAGAGTCCCTGCAACACTCACCGCTCGTTCGAGTGCAATACGCAATACCTTCACCGGGTCACGTACCCAATCCTCAATCACAAAGCCTTGTGGTGTGTTGCTCATAATCTGCTCGTAAATAGAGCACAGTGGTCTCTTAAGTATATACTCCGCAGGTAGCTTGTCACTTATATCCTTGAATGCAAGCCCTGCTCCGGGTACCGTTCCCTCCTGTAGTGCCGCACGTACCGCATGACACGCGTCCTCTGCTTTATCAAACAGGTACTTGCGCTCCTGTTCACTCTTCGCTCCTACCTTCAACATCGCGCATCCATTCGTAAGCTGTGCGATGCGTGTCTTTATGTTGCGCTGTAAAAATGCCGACGGTTCACCGGCAAGCTGTCGATCTAGCTCTGCAATGCGTGCAGTAACGCGCTCATCGATTGCATCATCACGATACCCTGCAATAATCGACGAGTAACGGTATGCAAGTATGCGCGACGCATTACCCACATCTGAAAGCTGTATGTCCTCAAGCGATGCCGTCTCCTTACTGAAGAATGTTGCGCCGGTAATAGCAGAAATGTCACGCATAATCTCCGCCTGATCTACGTAGGGCGCATTGACCGGGTATATAAACACACCGGCCTTGTGATTCTCCGCGCATATCTTCACCGCTTCCTCGGTAAACCCGCGCGCAATCACCAGTATCTTGCTCGATCCTGAACGTACGAGCTGTTCAAGTACCGTAGCGATGGGCTTCAAGTCTACAAGCACGTTGTCGGTCAAGATAACCTTGACATCCTCAACCTCAAGACTCTGCTTCTCTTGGTTGTTTATCACGAACGATGTACCAAACCCATTATCCAACCGTATACCATTCACGCGATCCACGGTGGTCTCCATCTCGGCAGTCTGCTCGGGTACCAAGAAACCATCCTTGCCCAATTCCCATTGTGTGCGCCCGATAACCTCACCAAGCTCCTTATTCTCCGTTGACACGATTGCAGACTTCACCAGATCATCAGCACTCTCAATCTGTGTAGCCATGTCATTAAGCATCACCAACACCTCATCCTTTTCGCGCTCGATCTGTGCCACAACCTCAGACGGTGTACGACGACTCACCGCAACACCATCCTTCTTGGTTACGAGAGGTACAACCGCCTTCAACACGGCCTGTGCAAGCACACATGCTGTAGTGGTACCGTCACCTACCTCGTTGTTAGTCTTCACTGCGGCTTCACGTAGTATGCGTATACCCAAGTCCTCAATCTCATCGTTGCTCTGTATCTCCTGAGCTATGGATACACCATCATTCGTAACCCGTAACCCCTTCTCAAGTACAAAGTTGGTGCCATGTGGTCCAAGAGTAGACTTGACCGCATCAGCAAGGATATTTGCTCCCCGAATAAGTTTCTCGTTATTTGATGCAATTACTTTTTTCACCATGTTTTCATTAAATTAACTGGGAAATAAAAATGAGTAATGGGAGGTGGACTATTGCCGGTATGTTTGTATGGCACACACCATGGGCACTTACGTCTAGTATACCCCATATCTATCTCCGGTTGTATAGCGATGAACCTGATACCGCATGGGCACACATATATTTTAGATCGTAGATCGATTATGTTTATCTTAGGGACTATGTAGCCCTGTCTCATTACTCAATCATCAACCACATGCCTACCTGTTGTCAACCCTCCATTGCTTCACTAGCCAATTCATCTTCGCCCCGGGGTTCCTTGCTTTCTTTGCGCTCGATAGCATTGAGAGTAAGTCATCGGCTGGTATGTTCTTGAGATACCCACACCACCTTGGGAATGTCCATCCTTGATCCGGTATCGCTTTCATTATCTGGTCGACCGCGTCGTTAAATTGACTGTTTATGCCGCCTGTCGTTTTCTTTACTTGGAATCTTCCCATTAGTTCACCGACACTTTTGATCTCGTCCATAGAGTGTACTTAGTTGGTAACACTCTAAGTATCCTATGAGGTGAGGGTGGTACCCAATAGGAGTTATCCACTAGTCGCTATCCTAGTCGCTTTCTTCGTGAATCCTATTTTGAATATCGCTCGCCACTTCTCTTAATAATCCTGGAAGTAACATTATATCCACCTCATAGCTTTGAATTGCTTCAAAGGCAACCTCCATTATTCTACACCGCACTAAACCTTCTTTAATTATATCGTCCATATACTTATCGTTATTTAATAATTCTTCTTAGATTGCGGAGACGCGCCCCCCTCCCCCATTACGTTCAGTAAAGAAGTGTAATGAGATTGGACGACGCGGACTCAATTTTATTCCCCTTGAGTTGCCCTCTGTTTTTCAGCATGAGGTAGCCCGCGCGAGAACTGATAGTTATTTAACGACGGCTCAGTTATACCCCCCACCGTCTTGTACCAAAAATACCCCAACGCATTACTGCGCTAGGGCTTTCTGGGCATGATACATTTGTATCAAAAAAGAAACGAGTTATCGCATCCTTATTGTTACAAACAAAACTACTTGATAATACAAACATAACCATGCAATACCATTGTACCAACACAGAAACGTATGTCAACTGTTATCCACAGGTAAAGAGTAAATGATATTGCGGCGTATTATAACTGTAGTACACTTGTCGTATGAACAACATAAATATGTCCATATTGGACAAAGAGTTAAAGAAATTAGAAGCATTACCAATTGATGAAAAGGTCAACATTATAAATGAGATACGCAAGACTATCTCACAGTATAGTCCTTTCAAAAACGAACCTGTCGACTGTGTTCTGTGGAAAAAGAATGAAGTAGTGACAGCAAATGAATACAACCCAAACAAGGTAGCACCACCGGAAATGGAGTTGCTAGAGATCTCGATTATCAACGACGGATATACACAACCTATCGTTACATGGGACGACGGGGAAAAGATAGAAGTAATCGACGGTTTCCACAGAAGCCGTGTTGGTAAAGAGTCAAAGATCGTTAAGGAGCGAGTGCATGGGTATGTACCTATTGTGAATACTCGCAAAGAGCAACAGGGCAAGAATGACCGTATCGCTTCTACTATTCGACACAACCGTGCACGAGGGAAACACCAAATAGATGCAATGTCTGAAATTATCCTAGAGTTAAAAAATAGGAACTGGAAACATGAAAGGATTGC